GTAAGTTTAGAATCAGTAGGATGTGTGATTGACACCAATGAGTTTTTAGTTCACGCACAAATGGAAGATGGGTCAGTTGACCTTGAGAATGGTGTTCACATCGATGAGGTGTCTGAAGAGTGGATGTCAACATTGTCTATCGAAGACTTTGTTAAAGTTGGTAAAGTAATTGAAGTTTTAAAATAATAGTTATGTCAGTATTTCAAAACACCAAAGCGGTAAACGAACCATCGTGGTTAACTTGGAATAAAATGTTCTTCTAAAAGATTTAACAATTTCTTAACATTAAAAATTAGGAATTGTCAATTAATTGTCGTACTTTAGTATAGTTAATGAGTGAGAGTTTAATCAAAAATAAAAAATGAATAAAATTAAAGAATTTAAAAAATCAATCGAGGGAGTTAAATTTACTCCGGCTCAAAAAAAGATTGTTGATTTAATCCTTAAAGGATATGAAATCAAAGTTGTTAATAAACACCGAATGAATGGTGGTGAAATGATGTGGAAATCTCCAAATTCCGATTACTTAGAGCATGCTGGTAAAGTTTACAAAGCATTTTTCAACGTGTTTTATCAGATAAAGAAACAAAAAGGAATATCAGTTCCTACTAACCTATTTTTAAGTTAAGATATGATAAAGAAAAAACAAAATAACGGAAAAATCGAAATAGATTTGACAGGTCCTCAAGGTAACGCATTTTACATCTTAGGTGTGGCTAAAAACCTTTGTAAACAAGTGGGTGTTGATTCCAAACCACTTTTGGATGAAATGAGAAGTGGTGATTATGAGAATCTAATCAAAGTATTCGATGATAAGTTCGGTTCAGTAGTAACAATGTATAGATAAAATGAAAAATATGAAATACGGAATAGAAATTACAAAACCTTGGTCAAAAGAAATGTATGACCACAATGACAAAGTAGCTGATTTGATGAAAGCTGAGATATTACTCAGTATCAAAAATAACAAAAATGATTTTGATAAACTAAACGATTTGATATCACTATGTGGTGGTATTAAGTTTGGTGATGGTTATGAAATCGAAGAGTTGTATGATGAGTGTTTGAAAGAGTTAGAGAATGTTCAAAACTATTGGTTGAACGAAGAGTGGGATTACTCTGTAAATAAACTTAAAATTGTAAACGATATTAACATAGAATTCATAGGATATGGTAAGTAAAGAAAAAGAATATATTATTAGTACATATCTACCTATATTAATAGGAGCATTCCAAAAAGATATGGCTTTGACTCAAGAAGAATTAGAGTCCTTTAGTACAGATGAATTGTTTTCTAAACTATTCATATGGGCACTTACCACTAATAGGATAAAAGGCTTTGATTGGCCAGAAGATAAAAAAACCGAAAATAAATAATAATTAAAATAATAAAAAATGGATAAAACAAATTTAGTAATAGACCTATGGGTAGGTGTAAATGGTGGTTACATAACAACCGAAGAGTATATCGATATGATGCAATTACAAAATTTATCAGATGGTTCTGAATATGATAAAGAAATGGCATTGGAATCCGAAAATTATGAATTTGTAGTATGAGATTAGGATATAAAAAATTTAAAGAAATAAAAGAGTGGTATGGTTCATCTGATTTTGAAATCGGATATGATGCTTACTTTACAAGAGGTAAGGGAATAACACTTAGATTTGGATATTGGCAAAAAGTAGATTTCGAAGGTTTACAAGAAATACTACCACATTATTGTAAGGTTACCGAAAATATTGTTGATGAAGATGATGATTGTGGTATTTTATACAATTACAATATCACCGATGCACGAATTTATTAAAAATAAGTGTAAAAATACTTGTAGTCTCATTTATTTTTCGTATATTAGTTAGTAATGAAAATTGTAGATAGTCAAAAACAACTTAATAAACACATTTCCCAACTCCAAAGGGAAAAGGTGCTCGTGTACCCTATTTTAACGAGCTTAGACAAACATCCTAAGTTATCAAGGATATCTTCATTAATATTATCAGATGGGGTCTTAGACCTCTTTATTAACTATCATAACATTGATGCAGATGTTGTCGATGAAATGGTAGACTTTAGTCAATTCAGCGAAGTGTACATAGTAGGTATGAAGGACTTTCTATATCATTATGATTTTTTACCAAATATGCATGATTTGGAAATGTCGTTGTTTTGGCAAGCTAAAAACTTTGATGTAGAGGAGAAACCTATCTACACTATATTCAGAAGACGACAAGCACCTAAAGCAAACGACCTTATTCCAATTTGGAAACACTATGAACAATTCGAAGATTGGAAGAAACTTTTTGTCGACTCAAAAATTTCTAAATTCTCACAACTATATGTGAAAGCATTACAATGGGTTGAAAAGAATGGACTTTATACGGATTTACATACAACTGAATATACTCAATATAATACACTTACGACAACATCAAGACCTTCAAATACATTTGATGGGGTTAATTACGCAGCATTAAAAAAAGATGGTGGGGTTAGAGACAGATTTATATCAAGATTTGAGGGTGGTAAATTATACCAATTGGATTTTGATGGGTATCACCTACGACTAATTGCTAAATTAATAGGGGTAGATATCCCATTAGATATAAAAGCACATGCGTGGTTGGCAAATCAATATGGTAAAGATATAAGTCAAGCAAAAGCAATCACATTTAGACAACTATATGGTGGAGTAGAGGACGAATATTACCACATTCCCTTTTTCAGAAAAACATCTGAGTATATAAACTCACTATGGATGGACTTTTTGCGTAATCGATTCACAAATACACCAATTATGAGCCGGAAAATAGAAATAAACGACTCACTTAATAAAAATAAACTATTTAATTACATCTTACAATCGGTTGAGACTGAAAGAAACATACTTATATTAGATAAGTTACATCGTTTAGATATGGGTCAACAATCCATACCTGTATTGTACACATATGATTCTATATTATTTGATGTCCACCCATCTGATAACGATTATATATTAGAAGTAAAAAGATTAATGGAAATGGATGGGTTTCCAACAGATTTAGAAATAGGTAATAATTACGGACACATGGTTAAGTCCAATATTTAGATATTTATAGTTATGAAGAACTCCAAGACATCATTTATAGACAAAGTACTTAAAAAAGTATATCATCAGATAGACACTAAATTATTTGAAGGTGTATATACTGAAGAATTTTTAAAATCACTATACGAGATACTTTCAGATGAAGTTGACGCTGACTTCGCCAAAGCATATTTAGAAGAAATTGGTAAAAATGCCGAAGAACGTCCTGACTCAGGTGATGAAAAAGAGCTTGAAGATGAAAAGTATGCAATGATGACAGCTGCTGAGCGAGATGAATTAAAATCAAAAGATAATTTAAAAGAAAACTTATTAATTGAATTAGGTCAAATCCTTAGTGAAGCTTCAATATACGATAACAAATATTCAGTAGGTGATAAATTTTTACCACTTAAGAATACTGCAGATTTGTTCAAAATGGGGTTACCACCATCTACAAGAGTACCTAAAGGCCCATTTAATAAAATATCACCAACAGATGATGGTATCGAGGTAAAAATTAATAGTGGTAGAACGGTATATGTCTCAGCTGATGATACTGGTAAAAACTATATTATTACGGCAAGTGATAAAAACATACAATCTTTATTTGGTAAAATGAAAAAAGGTGCATCGGCAACTGATGTAAACTTTGATACAGATACAATGGAAACTGCGGCATGTATGGGATTATATGTAAATGGTGTTGGTATTCTTAAGGAGTTAGATAGTGCTAAAACTGAAGAGGATTTAGCAAAGGTAACTAAATCAGTAAAAAATAGATTTATTAAAGCATTAGGGAGTAGTGGAGACTACGCTAAACCAGATGCTATTTTAAGTAAATTAGATTCAATGCCATTGGGTGATTATTTTATGATAGCTCAGTTAATGGCAGGTATGACTAAATTTACACAAGGAATTCTACCATTTAAAACTCCATACCTAATTCATAAAAATATTAAAGGATACTACTCAGCAACAGAACGTTCTGAGTTAGTAGATGGTGTAAAAGATAATACAGCCGATTGTGTTGTATGTAATGTGCCAGGTTCTGAACTTATATCTAAACTAAATGAGGGGTTACCTGTTGAATACGATAAAAAAGGTGTTTGTACTATAAAAGGAACAAATATTAAGTTTTTACAAGTATCTCTTAAAAAAGGTAAAGGTGCAGCTCAATTAGGTAAGATATATGGTTTCTTAAAAGATAAGTATGGTTTATTAGATTCAGCTGATGTTAAGAAGTTAGCATTAGAGTCCGTTCAATTAGATGAAGGTTTAAGAGATTTTCTAAATAAAGGAGTTACCTTCATAAAAAGTTTAGGTTCTAAATTATTAGAAAAAATATCTAAATTAGGTTCGTTCTTAAGTGGATTCTTAAAAAAGATGGAAAAGGGATTCAAAAAATCTCCAAAATCTGATGTTAAGAGATTAGAGAAGGAATTATTTAAAGCAGGATTACATGAAGGTATTTTAAATGAAGCTAAGAAGCCAAAAATATGGGATTCGTTTGATACAATTGCAAAAAACCAAAATGTATTAAATAAATTAGTAGATAATGTTAATAAAGAAATGGGTTCATTGGTAAAAGCTTCAATGGCTAATCCAGCATTCTATTTTAAAGGATATTCAAAACTTGCATTAACTGCGCCCGTAACTAAAGATGATGTGGCTAAACTACTGACAAACTTCCAATCAGCAATTGTACTGAAAAGTATATTGGGTGATTTAACTGGTGATGCTAAAACACTATATTCACAATTAGTAGAGTTGGAAAAAGAAATGGTGTATGGTAAAACAACATTACCTTTATACAAAGTATTCGGTTTAGATAAAGATGGTAAAGGAACGGCATTTACCGCATATCCAGGTTCAGAAACATTTATTCAAAATAAATTAGCTAAAGATTTATCAGATACAGTTGTATTTTACTTAAGAGCAAATTCTAAATCAGGTCCATATTTTACCATAGCTGGATATGGGTTAAGTGGTATAAACGAAACTACGGGTGATTTAAAATATTCACAATTTAGAATGGGAACAAATTCAACTGGTAGATATAGTTACAACTTTGAAGGTACACAAGAACTTTCATTAGGTAAAGTAAAATCTGCTTTAAAGATATAGGGAGAGATGAGTGAGAACACAATTATTATGTACATTTACTAATGAATCTGATTTCGAAAAAGTATTACATGACGTTCAATCTAATTTTGAACTTTATAGTAGAAAAATATTTATACTTAAACTTGACCCATCAAAAGAATTAGTAGTGAGTTACAACATTATACCAACAGAAGATAGTAAATTCCTTCCAAACACGATATTAACACATCGTAAAAAGGAATCTAATACAATATATACAATCAACGCTCTAAATAGATTAATAACAAATCTAAATGGTGGAGTACTTGATAAGAAATACCAAGTCTCTTGGGAAGATTACAAAAATTCAGTAATTTTAACAGATGGTCTTGGCCATAAAATCTTAAAAACAAGTTTATTTAGAATAGTAAACGTAAATTAAACTTAATGCAACAAGAAGTTACAAACATAAGTACTAATTGGACTCCAATTGAGGTGCAAGACCATCCTAATACAGCTAATGAATGGGAATCCCCATCTCCTGATACAACTACTAATGATTTAGCAAATGAAGGTAAAACGTTAAGATTTAACCCACCAAAAGAGTGGAGAAAAAAATCACCTTCATGGGAAGTTAGACGTAATCCACAATATATTGGATTCACATCATTTATTCACTATATAGACCGATTTTATCAAAATAAACCAGATACATCACAATATGGAGCTGGTTGGGGTGTTAGACCTGAAAATAAAAGACGTTTTTGTGAAATTGGAAGTTATATGGGTGAATCGACTCATATGATTGCATCAAGTGGTTTATTTGATGAGATAATAGCAATAGACCCACATAGTGGTTATGAAGAGTATAATCAAATGTCTGGTAGAAATTGGGATAATGTAAAAACTGAATTCGCACTGAATACAAGACATCATCGTAATCAACTTAAATATATTAAAAAATATTCATATGAAGTCGGAAATGGTGACATTCATTTTCCTGATGAGTACTTTGATGTAACCTATATAGACGCAGCACACGATTACGATTCAGTATTAAACGATATTCATATGTTTTACAGAAAAACCAAATACATTTTGTCAGGACATGACTTTGGTCAACGTTTTGATGGTGTTCATGAAGCACTTAAAACTGTATTTGGAGAAACGTATTTAAAGAAAAACCTAACTTTATTTGAAGACTCGTCATGGGCCTTGTTGTTGGATAATGGTAAGCTGAATAAAAATGGGGAAAGTAATAGAATTATTAAAGAACATTAAGTTTTTAAAATATATTTTGATATATATAATAGAGTGGTTCGGTAACGAAAATACCACTAATTTGAAAAAAATAAAAAATAATTAAGAATACATTTGGTATTGTCACCCAAATGTTGTATATTAGTGACATAGTTAATAATTAATAATTAAAAAAGAGCAAATTATGGCAATTGATTTAAATGCAATCAGAAACCGTCTGAATACACTTCAGACAAAAGTTACAAAGACCGATAACCTGTGGAAACCACAGCCAGGCAAACAACAAGTAAGGATTTTACCTTACATTCACAATCCCTCTAACCCGTTTATTGAACTATTTTTCCATTTTGGATTTGGTGGTAAGAACATTATCTCTCCAAGTTCACATGGTGAAGCAGACCCTATCTTAGAGTTCGCTGAAAAGTTGAAATCAACAGGTAGTAGAGATGATTACCAACTTTCTCGAAAACTAACTCCGAAAATGAGAACTTATGTTCCTGTTATCGTTAGAGGTGAAGAGTCAGAAGGTGTTAAGTTTTGGGGATTCGGTAAGAATGTTTACCAAGAACTTCTTGGATTCTTCGCTGACCCAGATTATGGTGATTTAACTGACCCTGTTAATGGTAGAGATATCACAGTAGAATTCAAAACTGCTGCAGAGTTAGGAAAAACTTATCCAGAGACGTATATTAGAGTTAAACCTAATACTACGGCTATTTCTGAAGATAAGGCTGTTTTAGAATCTGTAAAAGACCAAATCGAACTACCATCAATGTTCAAAAAAGTTTCTTATGAGGAAATGGAAGGAATGTTGAAAGAATGGTTAGATACTGGTGAAGTTACTGATAAGAAACAAGAACCAAAAGCTGAAACTCAAACCGAAACAAAAGCTACCTCTCCTGCATCTAATGTAAAGGAAGCATTTGACGATTTATTCAATAACTAACATATGGCAAAGAAGAAGAAAGAATCAGTTCGTGATGAACTATCTTCAATCTTAGCTACCAATCTAAACAAGAAGTTTAAGTCCGCCAATAAGGTGGCTTACTTCTTGGATGGTGGGGAACAAACTCCAACTGACCTTGATGGGTGGGTTTCGACAGGTTCTCCAATGTTAGATTTGGCAATCTCAAATAGACCTAATGGTGGATTACCCGTAGGTCGTATTACTGAGATTACTGGTTTAGAAGGAAGTGGTAAATCACTATTAGCTGCACACGCAATAGCAGATACTCAAAGACAAGGTGGACTTGGTGTCTATATAGATACTGAGAATGCATGTAATACTGAGTTTTTACAAGCTATTGGAATTGACATTCAAAAAATGTTATACGTCCCTCTTGAATCAGTAGAAGATATATTCGAAGCAATTGACTCTATTATAGAATCTGTAAGAAGTTCTGATAAGAAGAAATTAGTAACAATAGTAGTAGACTCTGTGGCTGGTGCATCAACTAAGGTTGAGTTATCAGCTGATTATGACCAAGCTGGTTATGCTACTCAGAAAGCTATTATTATTTCCAAAGCTATGAGAAAGGTTACTAATCTTATTGGTAGAGAACGAATTTCGTTAATCTTTACAAATCAATTAAGGACTCGTTTAGGTGTATCATTTGGTGACCCTTGGACTACAAGTGGTGGTAAAGCAATCGCTTTTCATTCATCGTGTAGATTAAGGTTAAAGCAAATGGGACAACTTAAATCCAAAATTGGTGGAGTTGACCAAGTTGTGGGTATTAAGACTCGTGCACAAGTAATTAAGAATCGTATGGGGCCACCACTACGCTCAGTAGATTATGATATCTACTTTGATAGAGGTATCGACAACTATGGTTCATGGTTACAAATGATGAAAACCTATAAATTGGTAGACATCGCAGGTGCTTGGTACACATATGTAGATACAGAAACTGGTGAGGAACTTAAATTCCAAGCTAAGAACTTTGAAAAGCTATTGGAAGATAGACCAGAGTTGAAAACAAGTATTTACGAGAAAATTTGTGAATCATATGTTATGGCTTACAAAGAATCAAGTAAAGAGTCAAATATTGATAATATTGAATTAACAGATTTCGATGCATAATAGGTATAAGGAACTACTCAAAGAAGTTAGTAAAGAACATAATGAAACAAAAGATGAATCATTAAATGATAAAGTTTTAATCATTGATGGACTTAATCAATTTATTAGATGCTTTGGGGCAGTACCTGCCTTGAATGACGATGGTGAACATTGTGGTGGTGTGACAGGATTTCTACTGTCCACCGCCGCAACCATTCGTAGACTAAAACCAACTCGTGTGGTAATTGTATTCGATGGTAAAGGTGGTTCAAATCGTAGAAAGTCTGTATATAAAGGATATAAGGAAGGTCGAACTGGATTAACTAAGGTTAATAGATTGGTTGGTTATGAAGATTTAGAAGACCAATCCATATCTATGAGAAAGCAATTTGCTAGACTTATAGAATATCTTCAAGTATTACCGATATCATTAACTTACATTGATTATGTAGAAGCTGATGATATTATAGCATGGTTAGCAAATCATTATTTTAAAAAAGAAGTTACAATCATTTCATCAGACAAAGACTTTCTACAATTGGTAAATCCACGAATTAAAGTGTGGGCACCAACTAAGAAGAAAATGTATGATGAGGCATTAGTGAGCTCAGAGTATGGGGTTATACCACAAAATCTTGTGTTTTATCGTGTAATGGAAGGTGATAAGTCTGACAATATAACAGGTATACGAGGTGTTGGCCCTAAGACAATTCATAGCAAAATGTCATTCCTGAATGGGGATGTTCTTAATTTAGATACATTCATTGATAAATGTTCAACGGAGTGTGATGATAAGTTGTCACAAAAGTTATTAGAAAATGTGACAACTATCAATATGAACTACAATCTAATGCAATTAAAAGACCCCGATATTTCATCATCAATCAAATCAAATGTTAGAAGTATCATGGATACTGGGTCAGACCGATTGGATATGGTACAATTCAAGAAAATGTTTTTGTATGACAAGTTATACACTACATTTGCTAATGTGGATAGCTGGTTACGCAACTCATTTACATCACTTGAAAACTTTTTAAAAAATGCAGAGTAATTTTAATCCAATAAGTTTGGATAGTAAAATTAAATTTCGTATATTAGTATCATATGGAGAAGTTAGGAAGTAAGTTTAGTACATCATTTCAGAATAAAGTAATATCAAGTATATTATCAGATAGGGCGTGGTTTCGTCAGATATATGATATCCTTATGCCAGAGTATTTTGATTCAGAAGGGTCTGAATGGTTAGTTAAAACCATTATGAAACACTTTAATGATTACGAGCAAATGCCTACCTTAGATGTCCTTAAAGTTAAAATTAACTCTATTGAACGTGACGTACTTCAAACCTCAGTAGTAGATATACTTAAATTCGCTTGGAATCACCTCGAAAGTGATGACTTAGAGTTTGTAAAAGAACAAGTCCTTGACTTTTGTAAAAATCAATCAATTAAAAACGCAATCTTAGATTCAGTACCATTATTAGAAAATGGTCATTATGAGATGATTAAAAAGAATATTGATAATGCTATGAAAGCAGGTCAAGATTCTGATTTAGGTCATGAATATAAAACAATGATTATTGAGAGATACGAAGACTCAGTACGAAATGTTGTATCAAGTGGTTGGGATGTTATAGATGAGATTACTCAAGGTGGATTCGGTAAAGGTGAGTTAATACTTATGGCAGCTCCTCCAGGTATTGGTAAATCATGGGCATTAGTTAACATTGGTGTTAACGCTATGAAGAAGGGTAAGATAGTCGCACATTATACTCTTGAATTAAACGAGGGTTATACAGGTCAACGATATGATGCTGTATTAAGTGGTGTAGCAGTAGCTAACCTTAAGTACAATATGGAAGATGTCAAGAAAGCTGTAAATACCGTATCAGGTGACTTAGTGGTGAAACACTATCCTACGAAAACTGCAAGTGTTAATTCACTTAAAGCTCATATGGATAAAATGACACTTCAAGGTAAAAAGCCAGATGTGGTTATTGTAGATTACGCTGATTTATTAAGGAATGGTCATGCAAAAGAGAAACGACACGAAGAGTTGGAAGAAATTATAGAAGACCTTCGTGGTATGGCAGGTGAATATGAAGTTCCAGTATTTACAGCATCTCAGATTAACAGAAGTGGGGCAGAAGACGATATTATTACAGGTACAAAGATTGCTGGGTCATTCTCAAAAATGATGACTGCTGATTTTGTGGTATCTTTATCTCGTAAGATTGAAGACAAGCTTGCAGGTACAGGTAGATGGCACGTAATAAAAAACCGATTTGGTCCTGATGGGATGACATTTCCATCCAAAGCTAACTTTTCTACTGGGCAAATCCACATCTATAATGAAGATTCCATTTCTGGTCAACAGACTAAGAAAGAGATGAAAGGTGGGGAGAGTTTAGTAAGAAAAGAATTGGCTCAAAAATATAAAGAAATGAATGGTGATATTGGATTTTAATATTAAATTTTTAATATGTATATTCACCTAGCAACTAAGTTTAACAATAAAAAAGTAAGTAAATATTATGGGATTATTTGATAATCGAGTACCCTTTAAGCCGTTTGAATATCCCGAGTACTACACAGAGGGTTGGCTAAAGCAAGCTCAGGCATTTTGGTTACATACCGAAATACCAATGCAGGGTGATATTAAAGATTGGAACGAAAATCTTACACCCGAAGAAAAGAATTTAGTAGGTAACATCCTTTTAGGGTTTGCCCAAACAGAATGTGCTGTATCTGACTATTGGACTAATATGGTTACGCATTGGTTTCCAAAGCATGAAATTAAACAGATGGCTATGATGTTCGGTTCTCAAGAAACTATACACGCTACGGCTTATTCATATTTAAATGAATCTCTTGGTCTTGAAGACTTTGAAGCATTTTTACATGAACCCGCTACAGCAGAACGATTTGATAACTTGGCTGAAGTTACCAATTCATACACATATAAAGACCTGAAAACTAACGCAGAAGCAAGAAAAGAAGTAGCTACATCATTAGCTATATTCTCAGCGTTTACTGAAGGAGTTGCTTTATATTCATCATTTGCAGTACTTTACTCATTTCAGATGAGAAACAAACTAAAAGGTATTGGTCAACAAATGAAATGGTCGGTAAGAGACGAATCATTACACTCACGAATGGGATGTCAATTATTCAGACATATGTGTGACGAATATCCTGAGTTATTAGAAGATAGTAAAGATAGTATTGTACTAGCCGCTAAGTTAATTCAGACATTAGAACACAAATATATAGACAAGATGTTTGAAATGGGTGATTTAGAAAATCTTAAAAAAGAAGATTTAAAAAACTTTATTAATCAACGTCTGAATGAAAAATTAGGTGAATTAGGATATAACGCAATTGAAGGTGGTGATTACTACTTTGAATACGATAAAGATTCAGCCGCTGAATTAGAATGGTTCTACCATTTAACAGGTGGACAAACACATACAGATTTCTTCGCAGTAAGACCTACTGATTATAGTAAAGCAGGTGAAGGTGAAGATTGGGATGATTTATTTTAAATAATTATGAAAAATTACGCACAAGATTTAGATTGGGAAGTTGGAGTAGACTTTCCTGTATGGGGTAACACAGAGATATATGTTAAAACTATATCAAATGGTTACTTACTTGCTGGAGAGAAACCAAAAGATGCATATTGGAGAGTATCAACGGCAGTAGCTCGTAGATTAAACAAACCCCAACTTGCTTCAAAGTTCTTCGATTACATTTGGAAGGGTTGGTTAAACCTTGCATCGCCAGTATTATCAAATACTGGAACTGATAGGGGATTACCAATTAGTTGTTTTGGAATTGATGTAGCTGATTCAATTCAAGATATTGGGTTGAAAAACTTAGAAATGATGCTACTCGCCAAACATGGTGGTGGTGTAGGTGTTGGTATTAATATGATTCGACCAGCTGGTTCTAATATAACAGGTAATGGAACATCAGATGGTGTTGTACCATTTGCTAAAATATATGATTCTACAATACTTGCTACTAATCAAGGGGCAGTAAGACGTGGGGCAGCATCTGTAAACTTAAACATAGACCATGATGATTTTGATGAGTGGATTGAAATTAGAGAACCCAAAGGTGATGTAAACAGACAATGTTTGAACTTACATCAATGTGTGGTTGTTGGTGATAAGTTTATGAGAAAACTTAAAGAAGGTGATGTAGAAGCTCGTAGAAAATGGGGTAAAGTACTTCAAAAGAGAAAAGCAACTGGTGAACCATATGTAATGTATAAGGGTAATGTTAATAAACAAAACCCAAGAGCATACAAAGATAATGGATTAAAAGTTCATATGACAAACATATGTTCTGAAATTACACTACATACAGATGAATCACATTCATTCGTTTGTTGTTTATCTTCCCTTAACTTAGCAAAATATGATGAATGGAAAGATACTGATTTAATCTACACAGCAACATGGTTCTTAGATGGGGTTATGGAAGAGTTTCTTCAAAGAGCTAAGAATATGAAAGGTTTTGATAACTCAGTACGTTCAGCTGAAAAAGGTAGAGCGTTAGGATTAGGTACATTAGGATGGCACACTTACTTACAACGTAAAGGAATTCCATTTGAAGGATTAACTGCTCAGTTTGAAACTCGTAAGATATTTTCGCAATTAAAAATTGAATCTGAAAGAGCATCAAGAGATATGGCAGCTGAATTAGGTGAACCATTATGGTGTGTTGGAACTGGATTTAGAAACACTCACTTAAGAGCAATCGCTCCAACTGTTTCTAATTCTAAGTTAAGTGGTAATGTATCTGCTGGGATTGAACCTTGGCCTTCCAACGTATTTACTGAACAAACCGCAAAAGGTACGTTTATTAGAAAAAATATTGAATTAGAAAAAGTACTTAGAAAAGTTGGAATCAATAAAAAGTCTACTTGGGATAAAATCTTATCCGATGGTGGTTCAATTCAAGATATAAAAGAATTGGACGATTGGGGATATGTCGATGGAAAGTTAATGAAAAAAGACGACATACCACAAGAAGTATTTGATAAAGACCAAGTATTTTGGGTCAAAGATGTATTTAAAACATTTAAAGAAATTAATCAATTAGATTTGGTTAAACAAGCCGGTGTAAGACAACAATACATCGACCAATCAGTTTCATTGAACTTAGCGTTCCCATCAGAAGCAAGTCCAAAATGGATTAATCAAATTCATATGGAAGCTTGGGAACAAGGAATTAAAACTCTCTATTATATGAGAACTGAGTCAGTACTTCGTGGAGACATCGCAGCACGAGCCCTTGACCCAGATTGTATATCCTGTGATGGTTAAAAAGGTAGAATTATGAAAGAGTACTTATATTTCTCAGCCCCATGGTGTGGGCCATGTAGAACATTAGGGCCGGTAATGCAAAGTGTGGGACAAACTATCCCAGTAAGAAAAATTAATGTTGATGAACAATCTGATATTGCACAAAAATATGGTATAAGGAATGTACCCACTGTAATTCTATTAGATAATGGTCACGAAGTAAAACGACACATCGGAGTAAAACCAGTTAATGTATATCTAAGTGTATAATTAAAAAATAGTTATGAAAAAAACCAAAATAGTTTTGAATGCCATGGTTGGTAATGAAGCAGCTACTATCCAACGAATGTTAGATTCAGTTGTAGATTATGTAGATTATTATGTTATTCAATGTAATGGAAATGATGATACACGAGATATTATCGATAGGTTTTTCAAAGCTAATAATACACCAGGATTTACTTACTATATTGATTGGGACTATCCAGGTTGGAATCGTGACCATACTTTACAAGAGTGTATAGCAGCAGACCATGGGTGTGATTGGATTCTAAGAATGGATGCTGATGAGCAGCTTCAAGTTGACGAAGATTTTGATTGGTCTATATTTGATGATACATCAATAGATTCATTTAATATAGTAGCAGATCCAGGATTCTCATTGTATTACAGAACTTGGATGTGGAATGCAAACCGACCATGGTTTTTCCAACATGACAAGCGTCATGAAACTATACATTTACCAGAGATAGGTGAAGACTTTCATAGACATAATTTATCCGCTGGATTTAGGCAAATTATTACAAACGATGGTGATACTTGGAACGCTCCAATGAAGTTTATTACAGATGGGCTAACCTTGGAATTAGATAAAGTACCATCCAATTTAGTCTTAGAAGATAATTATCATTTATGGTATATAGCTAAATCATACAATGATGGGTATCGTGCTATGGGCGAATTACCATTTGGAAAAGCACACTCAGATGAATATGCAAGGCGAGTTATATTTTACTTCAATATGTACTTGAATCAAACACATGACTATGAAAATACTATTCAATCGAACGTATTCCAACACGATGAAATGGCTTACTATGCTTGTTATTTAATTGCTCAAGCTTATGAATGGTTAGGTGATATTGATAATATGTTAAAATATCTAAATGATGCTAACCGATTCTCTGAATTAAGAAACGAACACTTAGTATATTTAGCTAAATATTATGACTCTATTGAGGATTACAATAGTATGATAAAGTGTACTAATCAATTAACCCAAGAGGGTAGAACAAACCCATTCCCATCATTAGTATTTTTTATAGATAACAATGCGTATCAAGATACGGGTGATTTATGTAAAACCTTACATACTAAAGCTACTAAATATGTATAAATACGATTACGTCATAGTTGGGTCAGGATTGTTCGGAGCTACTTGTGCTTATGAATTAAAAGAACGTGGTAAAAAGGTATTAGTCTTAGAAAAAAGAAAACACATTGGTGGTAATTGTTATACTGAGAATAAAAATGATATCCATGTTCACACATACGGGCCTCACATCTTCCATACTAATAACGAACGCATTTGGCAATGGATAAATCAATTTGCTGATTTTAAACAATTTCATTTAAATCCAATAGCAAACTATAAAGGTGATTTATACCCATTACCATTTAATATGAATACCTTTAATAAAATGTGGGGAGTAACGACTCCTAAAGAAGCTAAAGAAAAGATAGAATCACAACGATTTAAAGGTAAGATTACTAATTTAGAAGAGCAAGCATTATCATTAGTAGGTAAAGACGTATATGAGAAGTTAATAAAAGGTTATACTGAAAAACAATGGAAGAAGTCGGCAAAGTTACTACCAGCAGCAATCATAAAAAGATTACCTGTAAGATTTACATATAATGATAATTACTTTAATGACAAGTATCAAGGAATGCCAATTGGTGGATATACTCAGATATTTGATAAGTTATTAGAGGATGTTAAAGTATTTACAGATTGTGATTATTTAGAGAATAAAGATTATTGGGATGATTTAGGTGAGACTATAATTTATACAGGTCCAATTGATAAGTATTTTGATTACAAATATGGTGATTTAGAATACAAATCAGTTCATTGGATGAATAAGATGTATAAATCAGTCGACAATCACCAAGGATGTGCTGTAATGAACTATACAGACTCCAAGACACCATACACTCGAAAGATAGAACATAAACATTTCGATGACCAAGGTCAGAAGGGTACATATGTTAGTTGGGAATATCCTATACTATATGAACGTGGTATTGAACCATTTTATCCTGTAAGTGATGATTTAAACAAAAAGCTATATTCTAAATATAAAAAGCTAGCAGATGCTCAAGATAAAGTAGTGTTTGGTGGTAGATTAGCAGAATATAAGTATTATGATATGCATCAAGTGATAGCATCAGCCCTAACAAAAGTAGAAAAGTTATGATTGTAATAGATGATTTTATTAAAGACGAGTCGTTATTGAACGACTTGCAAAATGACAAAACCTTTTTCGATAATGGTGGGCAATATATGTGGTGGGATGGTTGGTGGAACACACCAGCAAACACTCTTAAAAAACGGCTGATACAAGCTATTTGGGGTGAAGCATCACCATATAAGCAGATGTCTGTTAGTGGATTTGAATATTGGACAGGTCAGTATGATGAAACTAAACCTGAGGGGTTACCATTTCATCTTGATAAAGACGAAGCACTTTACTTAAAAACAGGTGAAATTGTCAGTCCAATAATTGGTACGGTCTATTATCCTATTGAAAATGATATAGATGGTGGGTTTCTTGAAATATATGAAGAAAACCCATATACAACCCCTGATACAATTCCAGAATGTATTGCACCAAAGAAAAATAGATTGGTTATATTTCCAGCTGGATATCATCATCATAAAGTTACACCTGTAACAAGAGGTCTTAGAAGCGCCATAGCTATAAACTTATGGACAGACCCACCGAGTGGTGTAAGAAATGGTGACTTAAGTTTGGAAATTACAAAATAAATTCGTATATTAGTGAAAAGATTTAGAATGGCATTAAGAGGTGAATCACATCCCGCACATAAATTAACAGAACGACAAGTTAGGTCTATTAGACAATTGTGGTCTGTTGGACATAGAAATATTAGAGTATTAGCTAAAAACAATGGAGTATCCCCAGCCAACATTCGAAAGATTGTTAAAGGACAAACATGGACACACATTTTATTTGGAGAATTTAACGACTATCAATAATGAAAGAAGAGGGAAAATCTTATTGTGACACATCAAAGTTATCAGTTAGAAAAATTTCCAAATCTGTCGCCAAGGATATCATAGTAAAAAACCATTATTCACATCTATGGACTAAGGTATCTCACGCCATAGGTTTGTTTACATCTGACGTTGAGGAACATCAGTTCTTTAATTGTAGTGAAAAGTTAATTGGAGTCGCTTGTTATGGTGACCCAATCGGAAGATTAAGTGGTCAGTCAATTACACCATTATTAGATAGAACTCAAGTTTTAGAGTTAGTAAGACTGTTTGTATTTGACGATTATGGTTCTAATATAGAGAGTTGGTTCTTAGGACAGACGTTTCAATGGTTACGAGAAAACCAACCACAAATAAAAGGATTAATATCATATTCAGACCCAAAAGAAGGACACGCTGGTACAATTTACCAAGCTACTAATTGGGAGTACCAGGGTAATGAGTTAAGATTCAATGATAGTTGGAGTTTTAAATTTACCGAAGATGGTGAATGGCAACATGGTAGAACTATATTTCCATATTATGGAACTAACAATCCTAAAAAGATACAAGAGCAGGTGGAGACCTCATTTTGGATTCGTAAAGAACCACGAAAGCACAGATATGTTTACATTCTCGCTAAGGGTGGTCAACGAAGAAAGTTACTTAAGAATTTAAAACATCCAACATTACCATATCCAAAAGGTGGTATCGTAGAGGAATTAGAAATTAGAAAATTAGACCCAATTGAAAGAAGCTAATAAACATTATGTAGATACATCTCGTGTTACTATTAGAGAAATAGGTAAATCTACGGCAAAGAAAATGATTGTAAAATATCACTATTCGCATGCTTGGACGATGTGTAGATACGCACTTGGGGTATTCTATGAAACTGACGAAAAGGATGTTCTTGGTAATACAGAAACATTAATAGGGTGTTTAGTATATGGGTATCCAGTAGGTAGGTCGGCAATAAAATCAGTTATTGATGGTTTAGAAAAAGATGAGTGTTTAGAACTAACACGATTATTTATACACGATGGGTATGGTTCAAATATTGAATCGTTTGCTATGGGACAATCTTTTAAATGGATGAAAGATAACGCATCTAATATAAAAATGTTATTATCGTATGCTGACCCCGAGCAAATGCATTTAGGTGGTATCTATCAAGCAACCAATTGGTTATATCAAGATTGTCGTGATATACAATTAATGCCAAACTACTCCATATCAATCGAAAGTGACCCACATAAGTGGATACATTCAAGAACTGTATTTTCTCGATGGGGTAGTCATAACCTTGACCATTTAAAGACACAACTTGGTAAGGAGAACTTAACTGAATTTTGGAGAAAAAAAGAATCAGCAAAACACAGATATATACAAGTGTTAGGTCAGAACAAATCGGAAAAACGTAAGTTAACTAAACGACTTAAGCACAAAGTAAGTCCATATCCTAAAGACGCAAGTGAGTTTCTATCAGAAGTGGTACATCATGAAACATTTACGCCAGAAAATCAGGTAAACTTTTGGTAGTTTAAAATAAAAGTCGTATATTAGTATATATAAAATAACAAATATGAATTTTTGGGGTGATAGTATAGATTATAGTAAAGCACGTAAGGTGCTTGTAATTCCTAATATTACTAATTCATCCAATGTTGATAAAGACAGTTTCGTAGACGTTATATATAATCATATTCTAAAACTAAATGAATGTGGTGATTACTTCTTTAATGTTCTCATGCCTGAAGGTAAGTTAGCAAAGAAGTTAAACTTACCAAACGTCAAACAGCATCAGATTCATATACCTGGTGACATGATGAATCAAAGGTCGTTTCCATCTGACAAGTTAATTAATATGTTAAAAGACATTGATTATGATGTAATCTATTCACATCTGCCTGATTGGGTACAAGTGGGTAGGTATCGTAAAACAATGAATACTAAAATTATAGGTTATTGTCATTGGTGGGAAATGAAATCATGTAATGGTCCTGATAATAGAGCTGGTAAACCAAAATGGTTATGGTTACCAATTGAATTATTAGGTATCTCCCAAATGGATACTTGTTATATTAATACACAAGACCAAAAGAATAGAGTATTAAAAGAAGCAGGTGATACTTTTAATCAAGAATTTGTAACCAAATTGGATAATATACTTTCAGTTTGGAACTTAGGGTTACCTAAACAAAAGATTGTTAGTGATGTTAAGAAATCAAAAGAAAAGCTAATTGTATTCAATCACAGAGCAGCTGCATACAAGGGGTATCCAAAGTTTATGGAGTTGATGGTAGAATACAGAAAAACAAGAGATGATTTCAAAGTGTGGATTCCTCAGTTGAATGGTAAACCACCACACACTTGGGTAGACAATACCAAAGTACCAAAACATGATTACTATAAACGATTACAAGATTGTGTTGTTGGTGTTCAAATGAAACAAACAAATTATGGTTGGTCAGTAAGTGGAACTGATTGTATGATGAATGGTACTCCAATGATTTGGCATGATTCTGATTGTTATAGGGAAATTGACCCTAATGGAATGTTCTTTAAATATAAAAAAGACTTCTTTAATTATTTAGATAAAATATTAGATGATGACACGTTCCGTAAAGAACACGACAAAATGTCATTAAATAGAGCTTTGGAATTATCTTTGAACGAAGAGATAATGATTAAGGAGTTACATAATAAGTTAAAATAGTATATGTATCAAAACGTTTATTTTGAAAAAGAAAAAAGTATCATCCATTGTTGGGATGACCAGAAGGGGTATTTCACATCTAAATATCGTAGGTACGCTTATGTAAAAGATGGTAATGGAGCACACCAATCTATTCATGGCGAAAGGTTAAAGAAGATTAATTTTTGGAAACAAGATGATGGTCTTAAACTTTACGAATCAGATGTAAACGAAATGACTCGATTTTTAATCGATGAGTATGGTGATTCAGATGAAATTTCAACTGGACACGTTACATTGACGTTTGATATTGAGGTTGAGATGAATAGTGGATTGCCTGATACTGAAAAAGCTGAGAACACAATGACCTCAGTTGCATTTCACGACTCAGCTACAAACGATTACACTGTATATGTACTTAGTGAAGGTGAAGAGATAGATAAGACTATCAAAGGTGCTAAAGTACGTTCATTTCGTAGTGAGGCAGATATGTTGGTTGCATTTGTAAATGCTTGGGAAGAGATTTCACCAACTATTATTACTGGATGGAATATTGATTTCTTTGATGTAACATATCTCTACAATAGATTAAAAAGAGTCTTAGGTACTACACAAGCAAATAGATTATCACCAATCGGTAAAGTTCATTGGAACAAATATCGTAAGAGGTACATTATAGCAGGAGTATCTGCATTAGATTATATTGCACTATTCAAGAACTTTACATATACAGAATACCCAAACTACCGATTAGATACTATCGCTAAGATGGAATTGGGTAGAGGTAAGATTGAGTATGAAGGAAACTTAGACCAATTATTCAGAGATGATATTGAGAAGTTTTGTGAGTACAACTTAGTTGATGTTGAATTGGTAGTGGATATGGATAAGAAACTACAATTTATACAACTCGCACAAGCAATTTGTCACGCAGGTCATGTATTCTATGAGGATTTTTTATTTTCATCTAAATGGTTAGAAGGGGCTATTTTAACATTCCTTAGAAGGAGTGATAGAATCGCACCTAACAAACCTCAACGTATGTTTAAAAATGCTGATGGTTCTGATGGTGAAGGAAAGTTTACAGGAGCTTATGTAAAAGAACCAAAACCTGGTCTTTACAAATGGGTTTATGATTTGGATTTGACTTCACTATACCCATCAATCATTATGAGTATCAATATCTCACCTGAAACTAAGATTGGTAAACTTAAGAACTATTCAGCTGAAGACCACATGAAGGGTGCTATTGAAACATATTCAATTGTCGATGACGATGGTAATGAATTTCCACCATTACCAAAAGATAAGTTTAATAATTTTATTGAGAAAAATGAATATTCAGTAGCAGCTAATGGTGTACTATATAGACAAGACAAAGTAGGGGTTATTCCTGAAATTCTTAATGTATGGTTCAACAAAAGAGTGGAGTTTAAAAATCAAATGAAATCCTATGGTAAAGCTGGGAATGATAAACTATATAAATTTTACGCTCAACGTCAGTTAGTACAAAAGATTATGTTGAACTCATTATATGGTGTAATGGGATTACCATCATTCAGATTCTATGATGTAGATAATGCAGAAGCAACTACAATCACAGGTCAGACTGTAATTAAAACAACTGAGATGATTGCTAATAAGTACTATTCAAGTGTTATTGGTAAAGATGCTGATTACAACGTGTATACTGATACTGACTCGGTATTCTATCAAGCCGCTCCATTAGTAAAAGCTCGTAATCCAGAACTTAATGAAGATTCTGATGAAGAGATGATTCCAGCTATTCTATCAGCTGCAAAAGAAGTTGAGACTCACATCAACAAAGTATATGATATGATGGCATTAAAAATGTTTAACATAACAAAACATCATTTTGATATCAAACAAGAAACTATCGCTAAAGGTGGATTTTGGGTATCAAAGAAACGATACGCTCAATGGATTATTAATGATAATGAGGTTGATTGTGATAAGTTGGATGTTAAAGGATTGGATGTGAAACGTTCATCATTCCCAACTTACTTCAAAGAAGTGATGAGTACTGTATTGATGGATATTCTGAAGTCTACTGAAAAAACTAAAATTGATACTAAGATTCTTGATTACAAAGAAGAGATGCCAAACAAAAACTTCATTGATATCGCAAAGAATTCAGCAGTAAAGGATATGACCAAATATACACATAAGTCTCAAGTATTGGGTGAGTTTATGAAAGGAACACCAGCTCACGTTAAAGCAGCACTTACTTACAATCAGTTATTAAAATACTTTAAGACTGCTTACAAATATGAACCAATGAAAGATGGTGATAAAATTAAATGGGTATATTTGAAAAGAAACCCTCTTGGATTAGATACAACGGGCCTAAAGGGTCATAATGACCCAAAAGAGATATTAGACTTTGTAGAACAATACATTGACTATGACAAAATATGGAAACAAGAGTTAGAAAATAAACTTGATGACTTCTATAAAGCTATGAATTGGGAGAAACCAAACCCGAATCTAAATAAAGCTTCACAATTTTTTGGTTTTTAAAAATAAATTTCGTATATTAGTATAATAATAAATCAATAGTAAAAAGTAAATTATGAAAAAAAGTTCGTTTGAAGGCTTTATTAACCGATACAATCTCGGTGGTGAAGTCGAATCAGTAAAAGTAACATCGACAGATGCAGGATTATCAGTTAATTTTATATCTGATGATAAAACCTTATTAGGTAACGTAAGTAGTGATAACAAAGATTTTCCAAATGGAGAGTATGGTGTTTATACTACATCACAATTAAAAGGTCTACTTGGAGTTTTAGACTCTAATATGGATGTTAAAGAGGGTGAAGCAGCTCTTGTATTTTCTGATAAAGGTACATCAGTAAACTATATGTTGGCTGACCTATCTGTAATCCCAGTAGTTCCAGAGTTAAAAGCACTTCCACCATTCACGTCAACAATTACAATGAATGATGATTTTGTTAGTAAATTCATTAAATCAAAAGGAGCACTTAGTGATTCAGATACATTTACATTCACTTGTAAAAAATCTAAAGGTGAGGTTATTTTAGGTTATTCTAAAATTAACTCAAATAGAATTTCTATGAATGTAGATTGTACTTGTGAGGGTGATGTAGAACCAATCTCGTTCTCGGCTAAATATTTAAAAGAAATTCTTAACGCTAATAGAGGTGCTAAGTCTTCTTCACTAAAAGTATCACCACAAGGATTAGCAGAGGTTGTATTTGAACATGAAGGATTTAAGTCTAACTATTACTTAGTAGAGATAAAGTAATGAATTTTTGGGATACCGAACCAGCTAAACCAATATTCGACTACGATGTAGAGAAAGAGAATTTCATAGGAAATATGGATTATCTATCATCTATGTCAGTTGAAGAACAAACCTTATATAAAAAGTGGGTAGAGTATAATGGTGACCTTCCATCTTCTATGAAGAGAAAAGCTGCTATGGCGCCATATATTGACCAATTGTGGTCACCTACTAACATTATGGATAAAGACCAAACTATCAAAGAGATAGAGTCCTTAGACCCATATGTTGAAATCGTAACAGACTCCAAAGAATCAACAAGATGGACAGAAATTCGTAAGTTGATTCATACAATGTCGTTTTCAGCTAATCCAGGTCGTAATGTAAAGTTATATATTAAGGATAGAGTGAGTGGTAAACTCTTAGGTTTAGTATCATTAGGTTCAGATGTAACATCGTTGGGAGTTAGGGATAACTATATAGGATGGAGTAAAGAAAATAAATTTAAAGATGGTCGTCTAAACCACACCACAATAGCCAGTACAATTGTTTGTACCCAACCACTTGGCTATAATTTTCTTGGTGGTAAATTAGTCGCCTGTATGTGTACTTCACCAATCGTTCGTAACCATTGGAAGGAAAAGTATGGTCAAGAACTGATAGCAGTCGGCACTACATCTCTATATGGTATCCACTCCCAATATAATGGTATTCCACATTACAAAACTTTAGGTGAATCCGCAGGTAAAGTTGCTACTAAACCAGATGACAAGTATTATGATGTTTGGCATCAATGGTTGAAAGAACATAAATCAGAGGACTATACAAAAACCACCACTCAGAAAGAAGGAATTGAAGGACCTGTATCAGGTGTTAAACAACGTATCCTTTCAATGATATTTAAAGAGTTAGGTATTAAAAGTACTCACTACCAACATGGATTTAAAAGAGGTGTATATTTCGCAATGATGTATGACAATGGGAATGAGTTTCTTCAAAACAAAATTGATGAGAGTCAACTGAAGATGAAGAAGAAATTCACAGAGGGTGACGAATATACTATGAAGTGGTGGAAGCCAAAAGCAATACGAAGATACGCAAAGCTATTTGATGAAGGTCGTATTAAGCCAGAACCATTGTTCTACTTAGACATCATTGGAATGACTTGGGAAAAAGCAAAAGAAACATATTTAAAAGAAGTAGGAAGATGAGCAATTCACTATGGGTTGAAAAATATAGACCCGATACATTAGAAGGGTATGTTGGTAATGAACATATCTTAGAAAAAGTAAAAATTTACATTGAGAATGAAGATGTACCACATCTATTACTTTACGGAGTAGCAGGTACAGGTAAGACCACTCTCGCTAAAATCATTACAAACCAAATCGATTGTGATTTGATGTACATTAACGCATCTGATGAAAACTCAGTAGATGCTGTTAGAGATAAGATTAGAGGATTTGCATCTTCTATGGGTTTCCGTAAATGGAAAGTTATCATCTTAGATGAATCTGATTACCTAACACCAAATGCACAGGCAGCACTTCGTAATCTAATGGAAACATTCTCAGCAACAACAAGATTTATATTAACTTGTAATTATGTTGAGAAAATTATTGACCCTATTCAAAGTAGATGTCAGACATTCGCTATAGCACCCCCTTCTAAAAAAGATGTAGCTAAACGATTAAATGATATCTTACAAGAAGAAGGTGTTGACTTTGATGTTCAAGATTTAGTAACTTTAGTAAATAGTGGGTATCCTGATATTCGTAGAGTACTTAACGCAGGTCAAAGACAAGTAATTAATGGTAAATTAGTTATTGATAAAACGTCTACTATACAAGCTAACTATACGGATGATATTATAGAAGTTCTAAAGAAGTCAGATGATGTCAAATCTAAATTTATGTCAATAAGACAGATTATAGCTGATTCTAAAGTAAAAGACTTTACACCATTATATCGTTCTTTATATGATAATGTGGATAATTATGGTGGTGGTAAGGTAGGACAAACTATTTTAAACATAGCTGATGGTCAGTATAAAGATTCAATGGTAGTTGATAAAGAAATCAATGTAATGGCAATGATATTAAACATTTTAATGACAATAGGATAAATTATGGCAAAAAACAAAGGAAAGGTTTTGAATATGGGTGGAGCCCAATCACAACCACAACAATTAAAATTAGACCCAGCTAAATTGGAGACTGTAACGTGTCCTAATTGTGATGGGATATTCTTCGAACAACTTACGATGTATAAAGAAGTCCCAGCAGTTCAATCACCGACAGGTCAAGCTTCAATGTTACCAATACCAGTTGTGGTTTGTAATAATTGTGGAACAGTTCATCCTAAATTTACACCAAAAGAATTACTAGATGGCGGTAGCTAAGAAAGCTAAGACATTATTTCAACACCTCTCAGGACTCAAAGAGCAGAAGGTATCGTGGGATAAACTATCCACTATGGATAGAAAGACCTTTGAACCATTCATGGTAAATAGATTCCTATCTATGAATATGGGACTGCTTGAGTTGGTAAACGAGTTGCAACAATTTACTATTGGTCAACTCAGTCCACGAGATGTGTATAAATTATACTTAGATGTATTACCTAAGAAGAAATCTTTTGATAAATACATAAAAAGTAAGACCGGAGAAAAGTACGATTCTAATGTATTAGAGTACTTATCTCGATACTATAAAGTTTCTCAAAGGGAAGTAAAAGACTACCTTGAGATATTAAGTAAGGAAGAAATATCCGATATTCTTAAAAAATATGGGATAGATAAAAAACAAATCAAGAAATGGCTGAAATAATAAGAGACAAAAAGAACAAAGTAAAATATTCTGAACGTGTTGTAAAGAATAAAAAAGAAGAAAACGCACAAGATTATTGTGAAAGATTATATCCTGAAACTTGTAATGAGTTTAAAAGTATATTAGATGAGATGTATGTTACGTTTTGTAAGAAGCAAAGAAACTACGGACCAGGTAATATATCAGTTGGAACTAACTTAGAATCTGATGAAGATATAAAATTATCTTTAGTAGGGTTATGGTTCAGAAAAAATGACAAGATTCAGAGACTAAAGCAATTAGTTGTATTAGGCCAACCTGATGAAGTCGGTGAAAATATTCAAGACACTTACGAAGACTTGAGTGTATATGGAATTATTTCTCAGATAGTCCAAAGAAAGAAGTGGGCTAAGTAAAAACTTAACAATTTAATAACATTAAAAATTTGGTATTTACGCCAAATTGTCGTATATTAGAGTGTATGAAAAAATCAATGGTATCGAATATCTTTAACTTTCCTGTTCACGAAGAAAAGAAGGGTGATGTTAAAGTATCGTATTCTCAGTATACGATGTGGGCTAATTGTCCAAAACAATGGAAATTAACTTACATGGATGGTCATAGAGACTTTGACCCATCAATCCATCTTGTATTTGGTACAGCAATGCACGAAACTCTACAAGCTTGGTTACAAGTCATGTACAATCAATCGGCTGTTGAAGCTGAAAAGATGGACTTAAACCAATTACTCTTAGATGAGATGGCTAAGGAGTATAAAAAGATGATGGCTGTGTATGGTGTTAAGTTTACCAATCGTAGTGAAATGAATGAGTTTTACGATGATGGGGTTCAGATTATAGATTTCCTTAAGAAAAATAGAAGTGACTACTTTTCAACTCGTAAGATGAGGTTAGTAGGTGTAGAACTTCCAATATACTTCCCAGCATCTGAGGTCAATGAAAACGTTATGATGAAGGGATTCCTTGATTTGGTGTTCGAAGTTATTGATGATGGTTCGATTGAAATATGGGACATTAAAACATCTACTAAAGGATGGAACAAGTGGCAAAAGGCTGATAAGACCAAAACGGCTCAATTAGTATTATATAAAAAGTTCTTCGCTGAACAATATGGATACCCAGTTGATAAGATTCAAGTTAGATATTTTATTGTAAAACGTAAGTTATGGGAAGAGGCAATGTTTGCACAAAAACGAGTACAAGAATTTGTACCAGCTCATGGTAAACCAACACTAAATAAGATAGTCAATAGTTTCAATGATTTTATTGACGTAGCATTTAATGATGATGGTACATATAATTCAGAAGGTGAATTTCTTCCAATAGCAGGTAAGAACAATAAAAATTGTAAGTGGTGTCCATTTAAAACTAATGATGGGTTGTGTAGTAAGAAAGAACGTATAAAAGTTTAAATATGAGGTTATTAATAATAGGAATAGTTGGGTGTTTATTAGTAAGTTCTAATAGTAAAACTCCAAGATATCATCAACCAATCATAACATTACTTCCAAAGCCAATTATAGAATTAAAAATTGAAAAAGAAATCCCAACATTACTTACAATTCCTGAAAGGGATGTAAGTGATTTGATAGAAGCTATGATATTAGTAGAATCTGAAGGAAATCCAAATGCATTTGCTAAAGGTGAAAACGCTGCTGGTATACTTCAAATACGACCTATCATGGTGAATGAAGTAAATAGATTATTACATAAAACAAAATCAGAAGAATTTTATACACTTGATGACAGGTGGGATGAGGTTAAATCTATTGAAATGTTTTATGTAATTTACAATTATTATCACAAAGAAAGTACATATGAGAAAATCGCCAGGTGTTGGAATGGTGGGCCGAAAGGACTACAAAAGAAGCAAACTAAAAGGTATTGGAAAAAGATTCAAAAGAGACTTAAAGCAAATGAGGATAGCGTTAATAGGGGACGAGAAGTATGAAAAGAGAGGTGAGATAAAAGACCTCATCTTCAACTTAAAAAGTAAATTCGGTGATGATTTAATTATAGTTACACGAGGAAATAAGAATGGTATTGAAAAGTGGGTTCGTAAATATTCATTAGAGATGGGTGCAAAGTATATAGAGTATAATGCTGCTAGTACACCAACATCACTTTACAGCGGAATGGAAGATGATTATTATGGTAAACCATATCACCCAACACAACCCCTTCATCAATATGATTGTATCGTTCATAATGCTGATAAGATAGTACACTTTGGTGAAATCAAAAGAAATGAATTTAATCACTTCAAACGATTATTGACTAAGTGGGGTAAAACTGCTAAATTTGTACAATGAGAAAAATAGAAGAAAGACCTTGGGGTAAATATGAAATACTTTATGATTGGACTGAATGTAAAGTAAAAAAGATTACGGTAAATCCAAACCAAAAATTATCGTACCAATACCACCATAAACGACAAGAGAATTGGATTGTTACAAAAGGTAATCTAACAATTATATTAGATGACGAAAAAGTATTTAGGTCGTATGGTGAAAGTATAAAAATACCATTAGGTTCTAGGCATAGAGCATGGAATGAAACAGATGAGATTGTGGAGTTCATAGAAGTACAAACTGGTACTTACTTTGGAGAAGATGATATAGTCAGAATTTCAGATGAATATAATAGGATTTAATAATTATTTTTTGTATATTTATATTAAATAAAAGAACGAGTTACGAATGAATGATAAGATAAAACTACCTACTCTTAAAAAAGTAGACCCGAATTCTCCGAAAAAGCCAAAGATATTACTTTTATCGGATGACCTCAGATTACATAGTGGTATAGCTACACAATCAAAAGAAATTGTAATTTCAACCCTTCATAAGTATGATTGGGTACAATTAGGTGCAGCTTTAAAACATCCTGAACATGGTAAGGTATTTGATATATCGGAAGATGTCAGAAAAAGTCATGGTATTAAAGATGCAAATCTTAAAATATATGCTCATACTGGGTATGGTAATCCTGAAGTTTTAAGAGAATTAATTAATATTGAAAAGCCAGATGCTATTCTACATTTTACCGACCCAAGATTTTGGAGATGGTTATATGAAATGGAGAACGAGGTAAGACAAATATGTCCTATTATGTACTATAACATTTGGGATTCAATACCTGACCCACAATGGAATGCACCATTTTATGCTAGTTGTGATTTACTTGTTGGTATTTCAAAGCAAACATATGGTATCAACAAACGTGTACTCGATAAGTATAATATGGTAAAAGAAGATTGGGCATACAAATATATTCCACATGGAGTATCACCATTATTCAAACCATTAGACGCGAATGATGAATCAGTAGTTAAGTTTAAAAAAGACCTTGGGATTCAAGACCATGACTTTGTAGCCATTTGGAATAATAGAAACATTCGTAGAAAAATGCCAGGTGACTTAGTATTATCATTTAGTAACTTTGCTAAACGACATCCTGACAAGAAATGTGTTTTAGTATTACATACACAACCAGTAGATGATAATGGTACGGATATCGCTGAAGTAGTTAAAATGATAGGTGAGTATGGTGATTACAAATTTACCAACAAAAAATATAGTACAGAAGAACTAAATATAATGTACAACTCAGCTGATATTTGTTTGAACATAGCATCTAATGAAGGATTTGGTCTCGCAAGTTGTGAAGCAATGAGAGCAGGTACTCCAATAGTAGTTAATGTCACAGGTGGATTACAAGACCAATGTGGATTCAAATGGAATGTTGCTCCCAAAGGTATGAATGAACAATGGGAATATCTAACAGCTGATGATTATGTAGATATTGGTTCTTTACATGACAAAGATAGTCCAATTATAGATGAACTGACTTGGGGTGAGTGGGTGAAGCCGGTGTGGCCATCAAATTTATCACTACAAGGTTCACCTATGACACCATACATATTTGATGACAGAGCAAGTCATAAAGATATAACTGATGCTATTGATTATTGGATGAATATGGAAGCGGAAGAAAGAACAAAATGTGGATTATTAGGACACGAATATGTCATTGGTGAAGGTGATATGGCTTCAGAAAGAATGGGTGAGAAATTCATCGATGCTATTGAAGGATGTTTTAGTAATTGGAAACCAAGAAAAAGATTTGATATACACAAGATATAAGATATGAAAAAGTTATGTATAGTTAGTTGTCCCATAGCTACAAGAAGTGGGTATGGTTCAAGAAGTAGAGATTTCGTAAGAGCTCTTATAGAACAAAAAGGTGATGAGTGGGATATTAAAATCCTACCACAACGATGGGGGTCAACACCTCAAAACGCATTGACGAAAGATGACCAAGACCTTATAGGTAGATTCTTACCTAAGATGGAAACTAAACCAGATATATGGATTCAGATTACAATCCCATCAGAGTTTCAAGCAGTAGGTCATTTTAATATTGGTGTATCAGCTGTAATAGAAACTACCGATGCATCGTATGAGTTCATTGAGGGATGTAATAGGATGGATTTAAATCTTGTATCATCGGAACATTCAGCTAGAACATTGACTGCAGTATACGATAAAGTAAATGAGAAGACAAACCAAAAGATTGGTGAGTTAAGATTAGAAAAACCCGTACAAGTTTTATTTGAAGGATTTGACACCAACGTATATAATAATAAAACTCCAATTGACGAAACTATTAATAAAGAGTTATCTAATATAAAGGAGAGTTTTTGTTTCTTATTTGTAGGTCATTGGTTAAATGGTGATATGGGACACGATAGAAAAAATGTAAGTACATTGGTTCATTCATTCTTAACTACATTTAAAAACAAAAAAGTACAACCGGCATTGATACTTAAAACATCAATAGTCGCTCCATCTATTACAAATGTACATGAGATACAAAAACGTGTTGACATGATACGAGAGCAAGTTGGTGGTAGTAAGTTACCAAATATCTATATCCTTGATGGGGACTTAACAGATTCAGAAATGAATTCATTATACAATCATCCAAAAGTGAAAGCTCACGTTTCATATACAAGGGGTGAGGGATTTGGGAGACCATTGTTAGAAGCTTGTATGAGTGGTAAACCTATTATAGCAGGAGCTTGGTCAGGTCATGTTGATTTCTTGAACAAAGATTTTAACTTCTTGATTGATGGACAATTAGAACCTGTTCACAAGTCTGCTCAAAATAAATGGATTATCGATGGGTCTAAATGGTTTACTATCGATTATGGAAAAGCTAGTGGTACAATGAAATTAGTATATGAACAATACAAGAAATGTGTTGAAAGGTCTCGTAAAAACAGACACTATGTAAAGACTAATTTTACCAAAGAATTGATGTCAACTAAATTAGGTGAAATACTTACTAACAATAAAGTAGGTGAGGGCCCTAAACAAGTTGGACTAAAACTACCTAAATTGAAGAAGAAGTAATGGCAGATTTTACAAGTAGACATAGAAGTAATTTAGCTGACCCAACTCGGTTGTCAAAATCAAAGTTGGAACGTGGTATGGTGGCTAAGATTAGGTACAAGAAAGTGGATGGTAAATCAAGAGACTATTTCGTATTTATTCTTCAACCTGCATTTAAAACATATTTCCATTGTTTAGATTTAAAACATATACCACCAGCACAAATGATTAAATTAGCTGAAGATTTAATGGAAGTCAATAGTAAAACTCCACGAATCAAAAAGCTAGACTTAACTAAATTACAATTGGATGAAAGTTCAAAACAATTCTATTTAGGAAAAATCAGAAACAAAAAACTCCAACCAGGTTACAGAACTTTAGTTGAGAAAAACATATCTACTGTTACTGTTTACAACTATGATTATGGAGTCCATGATGTCATAGCCCCTAAAGCAGTTCAACGTAGAGAAGCACAAGTTAGAAAAGATGACGTTAATTTAGAAACAAATCAAGATACACCAATAGTATAAAAATATGAAAATAAGTTACGCAATAACAGTATGTAATGAGTTTGTAGAAATACAAAAACTCATACCATTCTTACAAAAGTATATTAGAGCTGAAGATGAAATCGTAGTTCTATACGATTCTAAAAATGGTTCTAAATCAGTAGAAGATTTCCTAAGAGCAAAATCAGTTAATGCTGAGTTCAGTTGGCATGGTGGGGAGTTTGATGGACACTTTGCTAATTGGAAGAATAAACTTACAGATTTGTGTAATGGTGATTGGATATTCCAAATTGATGCAGATGAGATTCCAAATGAGATTCTAATCACAAACCTTTCAGATATACTTGAAGCAAACTCAATGGATGTAATTTTAGTCCCAAGAGTAAATACAGTAGATGGTTTAACAGATTCTCATATTCAGAAATGGGGTTGGAAGGTAGACGAAAAGGGTTGGGTTAATTGGCCAGACCCTCAATGGAGACTATACAAAAACTCAGATAATATTCGTTGGATAAACAAGGTACACGAGAAACTCGATGGTTACCAAACTATGTCAAACTTACCATGGGATGAGGGGTTGGCATTATATCACCATAAGAATATAGCTAAACAAGAAAAACAAAATGAATATTACGATACCCTCGTGTAACCCACGTTTTGGAACGAATCGTGTGTTCGAAAGAAAATTTTAACAAATTTCCTATGATATTAGATTGTACATTAAGAGATGGTGGTTATTACACCAATTGGAACTTTGAAACTCAAATGGTCAAAGAATTAGTTCAAGCCCTTCAACTTTCGGGAGTCGGAGTAATGGAGATGGGTTACAAGTCACCTGTTAAGGGTGGTAAATATCGTAAGTGTAACGATAGGTTCATTTGGGAAGTATTAGATTATAGAAAGCCGGTGAATTTACAATTAGCATTTATGATTGATGCTAAAGATTTCATAAAAAACGATGAAGTAGATTTCTCTTTGATTGATGACGTTATCCACGATAGTAAAGATTCACCATTTGACATTTGTCGTCTAGCTATAAAATATTCGGAGTTAGACCATTCTGTCGAAATCGGTAAATATATTAAATCTAAAGGATATTCATTAATAATAAACTTAATGGGTATTTCTTTATTAGAATATAGAAAGATTTCTGAGTTTGTCGTAGCTATGAATACATTAGAACCATTGGCATTATACTTTGCCGACTCGTATGGAGCATTGACACCTGATACAACAAAGGAAATAGTTGAGTTGTTTAAAGGCTCTGATTCAATTGGTATTCACACACATGATAATCTTGGTCTTGCTTTTGCTAATTGTCTTGCTGGTTACTCTGAAGGAGCATATTGGTTGGATGGTACTTTACTTGGAATGGGTAGGGGTGTCGGAAATGTAAAGACTGAACAACTCGTCACATATTTTCAGTATGGTGAGGGTATGGGGTCATACGATTGTAAACCCTTACAAAAGGTTATATCTGATTGGATGAATCCTTTGATGGAAAAATACAAATGGGGCTTTACACACAACTATATGGTTAGTGGGTTAAAACACATTCACCCATTATATCCACAAAATTTACAACAATCATTCCTACATCCTAATAGAATACAAGATGTACTACTTGATATATCAGACCCACAATCATTTGATAGTACCAAACTTGAAGAGGTTACAAAACCTAAAGTTGCTATCGTTATTCCAGCGAGATATAAATCATCAAGATTTCCTGGTAAACCTCTTGCAATGATTCATGGAAAAGAAATGATTCTTTGGGTCGCTGAATTATGTCAAAAATCAATGGTAGGTAAAGATAATATTTACATAGCAACAGAAAACGAGGAAATAGTTGATGTTGCAAAAAACAATGGTTTAAACGTAATCTTAACCTCAGACGAATGTCCAACAGGTACAGATAGAGTTGCAGAAGCAGCAATGGAAATAGACGCAGATTTTATTATTAATGTTCAAGGTGATGAACCTATGTTATCACCAAAAGACATTGATAAGGTTATTCAAGCTAAGATGGATTATCCTGACCATATAATAAATTGTATGGCTTACTTGAATCCACATGAAGATATTGAAGACCCAAAAATACCAAAAGTAATCACAAATTTAAATGATGAGTTGATTTGGTGTTCAAGAAGTCCGTTACCAGGAACAAAGCAGGGTAAGACTAATAATCCACTAAAACAAGTTTGTATCTATGGATTCAACAGAGAACATCTAAAAGACTTTGCCGATTATGGTAAAAAGACACCACTCGAATTTGAAGAAGATATTGAGATTGATAGATTTATAGAGATGGGACATAAAGTAAAAATGGTAATGGTTGACAGTGTATCACACGCAGTAGACTATCCAGGAGATATTGAAATCGTTGAAACAATGGTAACATCATGGAAATAGGGATTATAGGACAAGGGTTTGTTGGTAATGCAGTTTACCAAAAGTTTAAAAATTACTATGATATCTCAACATATGACTTAGATTCATCTAAATGTAATTCATCTGAACAAGAAACATTAGATAACAAAATTGTATTTGTGTGTTTACCAACTCCAATGAAATCAGATGGTAGTTGTGATACTTCTTTAGTAGAATCTGTAATCAAAAGATGTTTTGAATTTGGTATTACAAAGACTGTGGTAATTAAATCAACTGTATCACCTGGTACAACTGCTAGATTAAACTCACTATACCCAAACATGAGTGTAGTATTTAATCCAGAGTTCTTAACAGAGGCAAATGCTGTATCTGATTATGAGAACCAAGATAGAATTATATTAGGTGGTGTAAGACCTGCAACTACTGAATTGAAAACTATATTTTCAAAAGTATTCCCAAAGGCACATATAATCAAAACAGATTCAACTCATG